TGGATAACCAAACTAAAGCTAATGTATATTCGAATTATGTTCAAAACTTCATTATGACACCTAATGAAGTTCGTGAAGCACTAAACTTACCATATGTAGAGGGAGGGGATAAACTAGTAGGAAATGGAAATGCTATCAGTATAGATAAAGCTGGAGAACAATATATGAAAGGAGGAGAGGGAAATAAAGATACAATTACAAAATAATGGTAAAAATACTGGGTATTTTGAAATAAAGGCTCAAGATAATATAGCAGAATTATCTATTTATGGAGAAATTAGTTCTGATAAATGGTGGGGAGATGAAGTAACACCAGTAGAAGTAAAAGAACTCTTAGATACAGTAAAAAATAAAGATTTAAATATTTTTATTAACTCATCAGGAGGAAATGTATTTGCTGGATTAGCTATCTATCATATGTTAAAAAGACATGAAGGTAAAAAGAAAGTATATGTAGATGGAGTAGCTGCTAGTATTGCCTCAATAATAGCAATGGCTGGAGATGAAATCCATATTCCTAAAAATGCTTATCTTATGATACATCGTTCATGGATATATACAGCTGGAAATAAGAATGATTTATCAGAAACAATTTCTATGTTAGAAAAAATGGATGTAAATATGGCTGATATTTATAAGACAAAGGCATTAACTGATATAAGTAATGAAAAAATATTAGAGTTAATGGATAATGAAACTTGGTTGACTGGAATAGAGGCTCAAAATTATTTTGATATAGTTGTAGATGGAGAAAATAAAACAGTTGCATGTCTTGATGGATTAACTCCAAATGATAAGATGCCAGAAATATTTAAAGCAAAGTTAAATAAAATTGAAAAAAGTCAAAGTGAAAATAAAGAAGAATTAAAAAGAATCGAATTAGAAAAAGCAAAGTTGGAATTAAGATTAAAAATGGAGGATTGATTAAATGAAAAGGTCAGATTTAATAAAAGAAGAAATAAAGGCAGCTAAAGAAAATGCAAGAAAAGTATTAGCTAGTGGAACATCAACAATAGATGAAATCAATGCAGCAACTTTAAATATTGATACTTTAGAAGCAAAATTAAAACTAGCTCTAAAAGAAGAAGAGGAAATACAAGCTAATTTTAAAGGAACAATTTTAGAAGGTAAAGAAATTTCTACTGGAATAGATTCGCAAGCTTACGAAAATGCCTTTGTTAATTTTTTAAAAGGAAAAGCTACATTAGATGACAAAATGACAATACAAGCAGCTCTATCATCTACAACAGAGGCAGATGGAGCATTATTAATTCCAAAAGACCAGGAAACACAAGTAATAGAGTTAGCTAGAGATTATAGTTCTCTTAGAGAATTAGTATATGTAGAAACTGTATCTACTCTTACTGGAACAAGAGTTATAGAAGTTGATGGAGAATATACTCCTTTTGCTGAAGTTACAGAAGGTTCAAAAATTTCAGACATTGAAAATGGACAATTTAAATCAATTCCTTATTCTTGTAAAACTTATGGTGGTATTTTACCTATTCCTAATAATTTATTAAAAGATAATAAAGGAAACTTACTATATCATGTAAGTAAATGGTTTGCTAAGAAAAAAGTAGCTACTGAAAATAAATTAATAAGTGATTCATTAAATACTTTTAGTAAAACAGCAATGAAAGGAATTGATGATATAAAAACAGTTCTTAATAAGACATTAGACCCAGCTATCTCAGCTAATGCTATTGTAGTTACTAATCAAACAGGATTTAATGAATTAGATAAGATGAAAGATACAGATGGGAACTACTTATTACAACCAGACCCTACTAAACCTACTCAAAAATTATTGAAAGGTAGACCAGTAAAAGTATATTCAGATAAAGTATTAGCGAATGACACTACTAAAGCTCCTGTAATAATTGGAGATTTCAAAAGAGCAATTACTTTATTTGATAGACAACTTTTAACTGTAGATTCTACAAATATAGGAGCTGGAGCTTTTGAAACTAATACAACAAAAGTAAGAGGATTAATGAGATTAGATGTTCAAAAATTTGATGAAAAAGCTATTGTATTTTTACAATATGATACAGCACCTATTGAATAATTAAAAGGAGAAAAATGAGAGTATTAACTTTAGAGAATATAAAAGAATATTTGAGAGTTGATTCTGATGAAGATGATACTCTCATCAATCTCTTTACAGAATATGCTAAAGAGGAGATTGAAGATTCTACTGGAGTAAAATTTAATGAAGAAGGAAATTCTGAAACATATAATATGGCTATGCTTATAGTCATAGCTGATAGATATGAAAATAGAGCCTCTACCGATACAGAATTTAAACCAAATAACATATTAAGCTGTATTTATACTAGATTAAAGGCAGGGGTAATAGATGAGTGAGAAGGTATTAGCTAGTAGATTAAATAATAGAGTTGAGATTCATAGAGAGCAGATAGTGGAAGGTAACTTAGGAGATAAGAGGAAGTATAAACTATATAAAAAAGTATGGGCTGATATTATACCTCTATCAGCTAATTCTATAACTACTTCAGAAAATTTTGAATACACAGATACAAAATTTAAGATTATTATGAGAAAAACTGATATTACTCAAGCTGATATTATCTATTACAAGGGAACTAAATATGAAATATCTCATATTATTCCAGCTTTTAATAAAAACAATTATATTGAAGTACATTGTACTTTAAAAAAGGAGTTCTATGGGGAGCTTTGATGATGTATGTAAAGAACTTAGTAAATTAGCTAGTAGTGCTGATGGAGAAACTAAAAAATTTGTAAAAAAACAAGCTAAAATTTTAAAGAAAAAAACTTTAGAAGTAGCTAAGAAAAGAGTAAAAAAAGATTCTGGATACT